GATCAACCTTCTTATAGGTTCCATTCTCCATGTTCTGAACCACTTTGTGGATGGAGACATACTTCTCAATTGCCACTCCGAGCGCATCCTCGATGCTGTCAGCGTTGGGGTCAATCAGGAAGTTCTTTGGGTTCACCGGCTTCAGCGGTACACTGATGCGTTTGAATTCCTCAACACCGATAGCCGCAGTTCCAGCCACGCCAGGAATAGGCTTAGTAGCGGGACGATAAGCGGTAACTTCTTTTACCAGAATCTCTCCGATACCTGTGCCATAAATCTCAGCCATTAGTTCGATAGCGTCGATAGCCTTGATAATCTTGTCTTGCTTGAAGTCTTCGTTTAGCTTACCCTTGATTTCTTCCACATCAAGAGGATTGCCATTCACATCCATGATGTCGTCTTTGATGTCAAAGAACTCACCTTGACCAAAGATAGCTTCCATAACCTCAGCGTGCCTGGTCTCAATAGCCTGCTGCGTGGCAGGAGACACCAATCGGCTACGCTCTGATTCTTTTACTTTATCCAGAACACTCCACTGACCACGGAATATACGTTCGTATTCTTCCCAATCAGGCAGAAAGTTAACGTCACGATAATCACGCCAACGGTCCGTATGCTCAATAACAAAGCTAACCAAGTCTCGCTCAGTCTCGCTCGGTTCCTCGTAGCCTTCGTATTCAGTTTCTTCCATTTTTATCCTTAATAACCCGCTATCGGATCAAGAATTTCAAACTCATCTTCCTCATAATCAGCGTTGTAGTTAGCAACAGCAAGCTGATCCACATAACTCAAAGCATCCACTAGGTCATCATGCACACCAGAGGTAGGGAACATGATGAGTTGATCCCTAAACTCAGTCCAATCTTCATCCTCGTTAAAGGTGATTCGACCATGCTCCAAGCGTCCTTGCAGTGACCAGATAACTCTGTCCACCTTCTTTTTGTTTCCATGAGTAAGATCGTGTATATGGGCATAGATGTTATTCTTCCTCATCAAGTCGTTTAAGTAAGGTAAGACAGCATTCTTCAATGCTCCTCGCTCAATACCGATTGCACTCGGTTGGAAATCCTTGATAGCCTTCAGGATATTGACAGCAGTCTGCCTAATGTCCCATCGACCATGCTCAATGCTATGAACCCACCAATCACCGTTATCCAAAAGCTTAACAATAGCAATAGCAGTCTCATCTAATCGTTTCTTGGATGCTCCAGCATTCTTAGCCACGTCCTCAAATCCAGCCAAGTCCACTGCAACATAGTAAGCCCCAAACTGAGGTTCCTTCGCTTCCTTAAACCACTCTTCCTTGAATACGTCAGCTCCTGCGGTATCGAAGGAACTCAGATATTCCTGCTTGAAGGCAAAAGAGCTGAGAGTCTTCTGAGCAGCCTCAATTTCCTTCGGATCAATGGTTTCATTGTCCTTGGTGGTAAAGTGCCAACTCTTCCACTCCTCATCTTCTGATTGACCCAACTGAAATACATCATAAAACCAGTTTCTGCCAGAAGGAGTAGAAATAAACAATGCTCTACCCTTCTTGTCAGATAGAGATGCTCGGATAATCTTTTCCCACACATCCTGCTTAACGAATGCACACTCGTCTAGGACCACATAAGTCAGAGACATACCACGCAAAGAGTCTGGATTATCAGCGCCCCTTACGAGAATCTTTCGTCCGTTCACCAACGTGATCTCAAGGTTGTTCACGTGGCTGGACTTAATCACCGGCCTACCTAGCTCATGCAGTAAATCCCAGATAATTGACCTAGCCTGTCCCAGCGTCGGAGCAATATACATTACCGCTGAACCGTCAGGACAATTCAAACCCTCAATCAACAAGGTAACAGCAGACAACCTGGACTTACCGCATCGACGCCCTGCTGCTACAACCTTAAATCGTTTCTTAGACCCAAAGACACTCTGCTGCCACTTCAACAACTGAAAGTTAAGACTGGTCATGGTAATCCTTGATTTCCACGTCAGTCACATCCTCTACCACTTCCAAAGGCTCATCAAGGCCCACAGAAGGACTTTGGAGACCAGAAATGTTGATACTGATACTCGGGGTGCTACCACCTTGCTTTGAAGCCTCAAAAGCTGATATAGGCACAATCCTATCGACAATCAACTTCCATGCAGCAGCTTGGTTCTTATGTTCATTATCCAAAGCAGCATCATAAATGGCCTCAAGTACCTTTGCGCTCTTGGGTGAATTCAGCATCCTGAGTTTATACTCATTGATGATAGCCGTATCACCCTTGGGACGACCTACAACACCAGTATTCTTTTTCTTAAGGGCGACAATCTCTCCCTTCTTGGGTCTTCCACGACCACGTTTCTTTGGTTCTGTTTCCATGTTTATCCTTTGGGACATGGTAAGTTAAGACAAAAAATCCAAGAGCACCCTTTAGCTTTAATGTACTTTAATGTTATCTTATATATTTATATATAATTAATATTTAACATTAAAGTTACTTTAACGCATTAGAGTACATTAAAGTATACATTAAAGCTCTAAAGTATACTCTAAAGATACTTTAGCATACTTTTGTGCATTTGTCAAGCTTTTTATGACAAAAGATTAAGATTTATTGTCTTTTTACTGTTTAAGGCTTCACTTTATAGTCCCCTTCCAGGGTGCACGCCTGCCCGTCTTAGGTCTCCTTTTACAATATTATGTTAAATTATGTCTTCTGTAGCTAATTGTCTTTATCTTTCAATAACTTACGTGATCTCTTCTGTCCCCAATTAATTGGTTAGTATCCCTGTTTTGTATACACTTTTGTATACTCTTTTTTGTGAACGCTAGAGGTATCCGCAAAAGTTAAACTCCAGAGCAGACCCCTCCCCCCTATGTGAGTACTCACTAGCGATCACTAATGACTGACTGGTCAGTAAGTAGCTAAGTTAGTTAGCACTCACGTCACTAGAGTGCTAGCAAAGCCAGCGAAGTAAGCACTCATTTATGTTGCACTGCAACAAATTGCATGAAACGTTAATGAGAATCATTCTCAATTGGGACACGTGAGGGTCGGTGTAGGTGCCTCTAGAGGATACCTGGGGAGTGTTCCACGTGAAACACCAGAGCAAGGGTTTACCCTATACTGTACACCCATACAGTATCATGCAAGCATCATGCCAGGGTTATCCACAGGTTGTCAGTCTTATATAAGACCTAAGACTGTGGATAAGTAGCACTAGCAGTGTGGATAACATTTTCCAAGGGGTAGGGTGCTTGGAGGGTCGAAAACGCCTCCTGGGTCGTTTAAAGCGGTCTAATGTAAAGATGTGTAAAGACAGGCAAACCTAGGGTTTCCCCTAATGTACTACCAGGGAGATGGTGGCATACTAGAGTCAATGGGAAAGCACAGGGCTGACCCAGACTTGCAAAGGATTAGCATCATGGTTACACACAAAATCGTTCACACAGAAGGTCAGTATGTTGTCTTGTTCAACGAACAGAAGAACGCCTACAACCCCTTCAGCGTCCGTAATACCCTGACAGGCAAAACAGAGTTCACCTATGATTCTCTGGACGTGTGCCTGGACTACATTTCTGATAATGTCAACAAACAAGGGTAAACACCTATTCCAAGCCCTCGCAAGGGGGCTACAATGAAACCATCACCAACGGAGCACACAACCATGAAACAATCAATTCTCGACTACCTTCTAGCCATCGCCATCGGCCTCTGCCTGACAATGTGCGCTTTGGCGTGGTTTGATGTATTATTTGTCTGACAGGTCAACTGGTAGCCTCTGCTGGGGGCTATCGGGTGCGCTGTTGCACCGATTCACACTTGCAAAGGATATGCACATGAGCGATTCAAAATACAATGGCTGGACAAACTACGCTACTTGGCGAGTGCATCTGGAACTGTTTGATTGTCAGTACAATGCGGAATGTTTTGATCTGAATCAAGAATCGTATGATCTTGGCATTGATCTAAAAAATCATGCAGAAACAGTGATTGAGGCATCCAGCGATGAGGGGATTGCCAGGGATTACGCACTGGCGTTTCTGTCAGATGTAAACTGGTTTGAGATTGCTAAACATATGATCGAAGAATATGCAGAGGAGAATGCAGAATGAGCGATCCCTACTGGCCTTTCCCGACTCAACCCCTGAAACCTTACAAAGACCCTAAGGATTTTGTCTCTTATCCATCTGACGCAGAGGACGCACCACTATGAAACAACCAGACCTTACCACTGAAATCTTTGAATATTATCATCCAGACCTTAACGCTCCAATGGATGTAACTATTGCTTTTGATTCTGTCTGGAGATATGCAAACGGACAGGACTATGAGACACTTAGTCCCTACATCGAGGCCGTGTACGTTAGGAATATTGACATCATGCCGGTATTGTCTGCTTCTCTGCTGCAAGAGATTTTAACCGAGTACAAGGATCAAGAAAATGACCCATACTGAACGCACAATCTGGCTTTTGGGATCAATCTCTGCCGTGGCCCTATCCGGGGTCATTGGATACCGATTGAGCAGTCATTTTAACGATATTGAGAACCAGGGAGCACAATCCCGGTGCTATTCGACTAAGCACTCCGATGCCTATGTTGCTAAGATCGGCCCTGAAGACTTTGTATGCTTTCGGGAGGACAATAACCGTAAGAAAATCACCAAGTCCCTGATTGTGCTTCCAGATAGGCCACTAGAATAGCTCCAAAACGCATCAGAACGGCCCAGGAGCGATTATTTTGAGGTGGTTAAGGGGTGGGTAGCCACAACACCTAAAAACGGCTAGAATCGAGGATTTTGAGGAGATGCTATGCGTTGTCAATGCTGTAATGAAATTTTAACTGATTTTGAATCAACCAGGAGGATAAGACACACCAGCGTGTATTTTGACCTTTGCAACCCATGTTTTGTGTCAATTGACACCCATCTGCCAGTCTCAGAACGTAAAGACCTTATGACCAGTGTGGACATAGATGACCATCTGAGCACCGAAGGGACAGAAGAGGTACTATATAATAACTATAGAGTGCTTAGAAGCATAGAAGACATCAATGATTAATAAATCATTAATGTTTATTGTCTTAAATTAACTTTAAAGATAAGGGGTACATCATGGAAAACGAAAGCACTGATGAATTGATGCAACTGATTGAAGAATCATGGTATTGGTCTACAATCAACGATATTGTCGATATTTTCGATAAATATGGTATGGATAACGTCCTTGCAGACGTTGGTAACATGAAGATTCAGAGAGAAGAATCTAAGATCAATAAATTAGAGGAAGACCTCTAATGTTGTTGTCTTTATTTGTGTTTGTCTTAACCATCATCAAACTGTCACTTAAGTGACACTGGAGTAACTTATGAAAGTCATCATGGAATACACATTACCGGAGGAATCTTTCCTGCTCAAATGTGCCGAGGAAGCAGTGTCCAACAGAATGCTCCTAGAATCGATTAAAAGCACCCTAGGATCGCATGAAAACTATGGGGTAGGGGCTGAGATAGCCTTACAGGAAATAAAGGCTCAAATGAGGAAATGGCAGTAATGTGGCGAAAGCGACAGATTGCCAACGCTGTAGAAGCAAACACTCAAGGAATTGATATGCTACATGAAACCACCTCAGAATTCGTTAGGCACATCGCCTGCGAGCACTG